AAGAATTATTTGAAATAGAAACTATAAATGAAAGAAGATTAAAAATAATAAAATATATAAAAGATAAAACAAGACAATATTTACAAAATTTAGAAAATTTAAATCTTTTAAAAGCATTAGAAAGAATACAGAATTTATCACGTGTAGATAATTTTAAAAAAATAGATAATTATAATATATTAAAAGATTTAAATATAAGTAATCTATCATATGAAGAAGTTATAATAGATACACCAATAGAAGAAACAATTTTATATTTAGACCCGCCTTATAAAAATACTTTTAAATATCAAGACGATATAGATTATGATAAATTAATAGAATGGTTTGATAATAATAAATATAAATGTTATTTAAGTGAATATGATTTTCCGTCTGGTGAAGTAGTTATGGAAATAAATCATAGAACTAAAATGAATGATACTACTAATAATGGTGTTATAGAAAAATTATATTGTAATAGGAAAAAATAATGATTGATAAATTATTAAATAAATTTGGATACTATAAAAAAGAAGATAAAATATTAGAACCTTGTATTAAATATGAAATCAATAAATCAAAAATTGAAACATTAAAAGTAAGATATATAAGAAAATTATATGAAAATGAAATTGATAAATATGGAAGTGAAGACGAAAGAGTAAAATATCATATGATTTCTGAATTATCAAAAAGTTTAAAAAATATTATAAAAATAGAAAAAAATTATAATAGAAATAAAATAGAATATATAGCAACATTAAGAGTAGCTGTATAAATCAATGGTTTCAAAAAATATGTAAAAAAATGGCTACGACATTTAGATAGCCCTATTATAACTTATACAAAAAAGGAGAAATAAAATGTATAATATAACAAAACACACAGCAGGAAGAATTAAACAATATTGTAAAGCAGTAGAACAAGGATATGGAGACCAGTTTTCAAGCAATCCATATACCTTTATTGAATTAGGTAAGGGAAGTATTGAAGACAAGTTAGAACGATGGACAGAAGTAAAGTTTATAACAGGTAAAAACGAGCCTTTAAGAAAAGAGATTAGACAATATTATAAAACATTTTTAAAATATGGTTCAACACATAATCAAAGAATGGAAACAATATTATATTTAAAATTAAAACAATTAAATAAGAAAAAGGAAATTCAAAATGAAAGCATTTAATCCAGAACAAGTAGAATTACTAAATGAAATGTTTGGTATTATCGAAAAGGTAGAAGAAGAAGTAGATTTTGAAACAGCATTTGAAGATAAGTATGGATACTTACCAGACGAAAGTGATTATAGAATATCACAACAAATAGAAGATTTTAAAGAAACATATAAGAGACAATATAAAAACTAAACAGGAGAACTAATGAAAACTGGAACAATCGAACAACAAATTTTAATAGAAGAGGAAGCACAAAATAAACATATACAAAAATATTTAAACCAATTATCAAAAGCTATTAAAGACAATAGGTTTGATGAAACTCCAGAAGGACTTATCTTAGTTAAATTAGGTTATGAAAATTTCAGAGATAAAATAACAGAATACTTAGGTGTTAAACTTACTGGAACATTAGCTAAACAAAGAAATTTTATGAAACTTATGAGTGATGACCCAGAAGAGTTAGCACTTATAGCATTAAGAATTATTATAGCAAATAGTTCTGGTAAAGTATCTATGGTTAATGCTGGTATGCATATATCAAAAGAGTTAATAAAACTTCATTTCTTTAATAGACTTAAAAAAGATAATCCAAAATTATTATCATACTTAGGACAAGAATATAAAAGAGCAAGTAAAAAAAGAAAAGATAAAATAGTTTCTAAACATATTAATAAATTATATAAAATAGATTTTGACAATAATTTAAGTGATGCTTCATTAGGATTAAAAGTTGGAATAACACTTATAGATTTATTTATAAATTCAGGTGCTAATATAATTGTTAAATATAGAAAAATAATTCATTCTAAAACACAATACTTTTTAAAACTAACAGACGAAGCAGAAGATATACTAACACAAATGACAGATAAAGAAAAACTATTAAAGAATTCAAATATGATACCAATGATAGTAGAACCATTAGACTGGGAAGATACAGAAGCAGGTGGTTATTATTACCACCAAATACCATTAGTTAAAACCTGGACTAAACAAGGTAAAACATTTGTAAAAGAAAATGATATGACAAAGGTTATTGATGTAATAAACAAGATACAAAAAGTTCCTTGGAGAGTTAATAAAGATATATTAGAAATAGTTGATAAAATATTTTATGAAAATATAATAGACCCTAAGTCTTCACAATTTTTACCTCGTTGTATAGGTGGATTACCTTCTTCAAAAAAATATGAAGCAAAAGAATTGATAGAAGAAACACCAGGTTATAATTGTGAAACAAAAGAAGAATTAGAGAAATGGGGAAAATGGAATAAGAAAAGAGAAAGTGTTCAAATAGAATTAGATGCTGAAAGTAGTAGAAGACTTGATTTAATAAATTCTTTAAACACAGCACATAGAGTTAAAGATTATAAAAAAATATGGTTTGTATTACAGTTAGATTATAGAGGTAGAGTATATTATCATAATCAATTTTTTAATCCACAATCTAAGGGATATGTTAAAGCTATGCTTGAATTTTCAGAGGGTGTAAAACTTAATGGAACAGGTATTAAATGGTTTAAAATTCATACAGCAAATGTATTTGGAAAGGATAAAGAATTATTAGAAAACAGAATTAAATGGTTTAATGATAATGAAGAAGATATAATAAAGATAGGTAATAACCCTATGGAAAATAAAGCATTATGGATATATAGTGATAGTCCTTTTGAATATGTTGTAGCTTGTATGAGTTGGGTTAAACATTTAAATGGTGAAGAAATACATTTACCTATACAATTAGATGCAACTAATAGTGGAACACAATTTTATTCAGGATTAGTATTAGATAAAGAAGGTGCAGAAAGTGTTAATGTAGTTAATAAATATGTTGATGGAGAAATAGTTAGAGCAGATATATATCAAGATGTAGCAGACTTAGTTAATAAAAAATTGACAATAGGAGACTATACTAAAAACTTTCCATATCAAGATAGTGAAGGAGAAATATTTGACAGATGGACAAATAAAGAAGCTTTAAGTATTACTAATAAAATAACAAGAAAACATACTAAAAAGAATACAATGACAGTTCCTTATTCAGTTACCAATAGAGGAATGATGGACCAGAATTGGAGTATGATGAAAGATTATATATTAAATGGTAATGAATTTTGGGAAGGAGACGACTGGGTAGTTAATAAATTGATTACAGAATTAAATGAAAAAAGTATATATGAAATTATTAAAGGAGCTAAAATGGGACAAACATATCTAAAAGAAGTAGCAAGTAAATTAGATAGAGTAGCAACATGGAAAAGTCCTTTATATAATTTTCCAGTATTACAACCATCATTTAAAAAAGACGAAGAAAGAGTAGTAACACCATTAGGGAAACTTACATTAAAATTAAGTAATGAAGTTAAATTAAATAAACAAAAGCAATTAAGTTCTATTGCTGCTAATTTTATACATAGTTTAGATAGTAGTTTATTAATGTATTGTATAGATAATGCTACTAATGATATAGGAATTATACACGATTGTTTTTTAGTTCATCCTAATGATGCAGAAGAATTAAGATTTAATTATAGTGAAGGGTATATAGAAATAATGGAAACAAATCCATTAAAAGTTTTTCAAGACGATTTAAATTTAAAAGAAGAAGATAAGGTAGAAGTGCCTTGTATTGGGACATTAGACTTAAAAGAAGTTAGAAAATCTTTATATGCTATGAGCTAAAAAAGTGGCTACGATATTTAGGTAGCCCTATTATATAACAAACAAGGAGTAATAAAAAATGAAAGAAGAAAAAGTAAAAGTTGTTCTACAAATAGTAGAAGATAAAAATAAACAATTATTAACTAATATAGATTGTGAAATATCACAATTATATGGTATAGTTATTAACTTATTAGGACACATAGAAGAAGCAACAGGTATTGAATATAATCAATTATTAAAAGACTTAGAAGACACAAAATCAAATAAAAAAGAGGAAAAATAAAATGGCATACAAATCAATAATTACAGAAACAAAAGGTGAGGCATTCTTTTTAAGAGGTAAAGCAAAATGGGCACACGTTCAAGAACCAGATGCATACGGAAACTTTTCAGTTAATATATATCCTGATACAGAAGAATTAATTAGAATAACAGATAAATCAAAAGATATAAGAGATAGAGCAGCCAAAGAAGTTCAAGCAGCTGGAAAACAAGTAGTTGGTGTAGCACCTGTATTTAAGACAGACGAAAACACAGTTGAATATATTCAATGTAAATTACCTTATGAAGGTTATGATAACAAAAATAATAAAATAGATTTTATAGGACTTGACGGAACAAAGTTAGAAAACTTTACAGAATTAGTTGGAAACGATTCAGAAGTAGTTGTTAAAATATATATTAAACCATACTATATGAATTCTACAAAAATGGTTGGAGTAAGTAATAAGTTTTATGCTATGCAGATAATAAACTTAGTAAAATATTCAAGCAATAAATCAGAAGAAGGTTTTGGAAACTTTACAGATAACACTGTTAAAGTAAATGAAGAAACAGGTTTTACAAACATTGTTGAAGACAAGGTTGAAGAAACAAAAGAGATACCAGAAATACCAGAAGAAATATTTGAAGCCCCAAAAAGTGAAATGCCTTTTTAACAATGTATGGTATTGAAAAATTGGAGAAAAATTTATGAGAGTAATAGAATTTAAAACACCCATATATGTAAATATGGGTAAAAGAAAAGTTAGAAAAACATATATAAATATGAATAAATATAGAAATTGGCAATTCACTTTATCAAACAATATTAAGAAAAAGTTTAAAGAAATTATAAAAAAAGAATTTCCTAAAATTAAAAAGAAAGATATAATACAAAAATATAAATTAGAATATGAAATATTTTTACCAACTAAACTAAAAAGAGATATAATGAATGTTGGTTCTATAATAGATAAATTTACTAATGATGCATTAGTTGAAGAAGGAATTGTAGCAGAAGATAATTATACTTGCTTACAAGAAATAAGTTTTAGTTATGGTGGTTATGACGAAGATAAAGAAGGATATGTAATAGTAAAAGTTATAGAAGTAGAAAAATTAAAAAATGAGGTGTAAATTATATGATAGATATGAAAGAAAAACTTAGAGGAATAACACCTGAAATATTTAAAAAATATTCTTATGGAAGGAATGAGGAAGGTAATCACTGTATTCAAGAATATGATTATAATGGTAAAGCTACTTGTTTAAAAATAAGAACAAAAGATAAAGAATTTATATGGGAAGAAAATTATTTAACAGGTTTTAGATATAATTGTGTTCCATTTGGATTAAACCTTTTTAGAGAAGGTGGTAAGAAAATTACTATAACAGAAGGAGAAATAGACTGTTTATCAGTGTCTCAAGCTTTTAATGGTAAATATCCAGTAATATCTATCAATAATGGTATTGATAAAGCAAAGGAAGACTTATCAGAATATATAACTAAAATCAATTCTTTTGAAGAAATAGTAATATGGTTTAATAATAATGAAAAAAGCCAAAAAGTAGCAAGAGAAGTAGCAACATTATTTACACAGGGTAAAGTAAAAATAATACAATCAAAATATACAGATGCTAATGAAGTCTTAATGAAAGAAGGACCAAGAAAAGTAAATGAATTATTTTGGGAAGCAAGAGAAATATCACCAATAGGAATAGTAAATGCTGCTGATGGTGGTTTTGAAAAGTTTATGGAAGACGAAGTTTCAGATAATGTTTATGATACATTATATAATAGATTAGAAGTTTCAAAAGGTTCTATAACAACATTTGTATCAGGAACTGGTATGGGTAAAACAACAATGGTTAAAGAAATTTCATATGACCTTTTAATGAGACATAAATTAAAGATAGGTTATGTAGGGTTAGAAGAAAGTAATCAAGTAAGTAAAAGAGGATTTGTTGGAATACATTTAAATAAACAATTAGTTAAAAAGAAAAATTGGAGTGAATATAAATCTAATCCACATAATGAAGAAGTTTTAAAATCAGCTTTTAATGAAGTATTAGCACCAGAAAGATTATTTTTATTCGACCACTTTGGTTCGTTAGATAGTGATATACTTATAGATAAACTAAGATACTTAGCCGTAGGTGCTGAATGTGATTTTATAATATTAGACCATATTAGTATAGTTGTTTCAGGACAACAAACACATGGTAATGATACAAAGGTTATAGATATTTTAATGACTAAATTAAGAAGCTTAGTTGAAGAAACTGGTGTAGGTATGATACTTATATCACATTTAAAAAGAATAGAAGGAAATAAAGGACATGAAGACGGAGCAAAAGTTTCTTTATCTCATTTAAGAGGTTCAGGAAGTATAGCACAGATTTCAGATAAAGTAATAGGAATAGAGGGAGACCAACAAGGTGAACATTCTAATATAAGAAAAATAAGAATGTTGAAAGATAGGGAAGCTGGTGAAACTGGTATATTATCAGAAGCAAGATACAGCAGAGAAACAGGTAGATTATTACCAATAAATAAAAACATACAAAGGAATAGTTATGATAACTAAAATAGTAGAAAAAATTAAAGACAATGAATTTAAGGGAGCAGAAATATTTTCAAATATTAGTAATGATTTACAATCTTTTGCCTTAGCAATACATAAAACAATAAAAAGTAAATATCCAGAAGCATATGAAATGACAGTAGAAGAATATGAAGAAATAGACGAAGAAATTCAACAATGGATTTTAACAGACGAAGCAATAGAAATTAATAAAAAGTTTCAATTAGAAAGTTTATCTTCTATTATAATAGAATGTATTCAAGGAATGAGTAATCTAAATAAAGATAAAAAAGAAATCGAAGAAACAATATTAAATATATTGGAGAAAGATAATGAAGACACTGAAAAAAATAAAAGCCAAGAATAGGTATGAAAAAATAAGAGACGAAAATATTAAAACAATATTAGAATATTTTAATGTAGATAAATTAACTTGTCATAGGTGTGATAATCATAACAATGAAGAATTTGCTTTCTTTGATTTCCACCATATAAACCCAGAAGAAAAAGATAATACAATAAGTTATATGATGGGACATGTTAATAAAGAAAAATTATTAAATGAATTAGAAAAATGTGAAGTTCTTTGTCCTTCTTGTCATAGAAAATTACATATGGATGAAAGAAAAGAAAAAGAAGAAATATTAAAAAAAGAAATCAATAGTATTAATTTACTTGATTTTATTTAAAAAGGAATATAAAATGACAGAGTTAGAACAAAAAAGAGAAGAAAAAATAATATCTTTTCGAAAAACAATAGAAAAACAAAAGGAAAAATATAAACAAGAAGAAATAGAAAAGGAAAGAAAAGAAAAAGAAGCTTTAATATTAGAAAGAAATAGAGTTAAAGATAAATATTTTTATGAAAAATTAGAAAATATAAAAAAAGAAGAAATAGAAGAAGCATATTATGAAGATTCTGAAAATTATTATAGTTTGAAAGATATAATAAATAATCTAAAAAAAATAAACGTAAAAGATTATAATTCACAATATGATTTAGAAGAAGAAATTAACAATATATGGTTATCAGATTAAAGGAAAAATAATGAGTAATAGTAATAAAGAATATAATTTAGTAATAGATGCAGATAGTATATTATATACAAGTTGTTATAGAAATCAATCTGTAAATTTAAAAGGGAAACAACAATATACAGCAGAAGAAATAAGAAAATCTTTTAATTTAGAATTAGCTTATATGGATTTTGTTTCTAAAATAAGTTTAATAAAATCACAGGTATATAAAGAATTAGAATTAGATAATACAAATACAGTTAATTATGAAATATTCTTTTCAGTTAAAAAAACTTTTAGAAATAAATTAACTGAAACATATAAAGCAAATAGAAAGCCTTCAACTGTATATGGAATATCTGAATTAAAAGAATTAATTATATATAGAATAGGAGCTACAATAGACGATATAGTAGAAGCTGACGATATGGTTATGACAAGAGCATATCAAAAAGATAATGTTATTATAGCTTGTATTGATAAAGATATTTATACACATAGTCCAGCACCTTGTATAAACTATAAGACTTGGGAATGGTTTCCAGGATTATCACAAGAACAGATTGAAATAAATTATTGGAAACAAGCTTTACAAGGTGATTCAGTAGATGGTATAAAAGGTGCCAAAGGTATAGGAAAGGTTAAAGCTAATAATTTAGTAGATGAAAGAAATGGTTTCTTTAATTATTACTTATTTGTAGAACAGTTTGAAACAGAGGCAGAAGCAATCTTAAATATGAGGCTTGTAAGAATGGACCAATATTTAAATAACAAATTAGAACTATGGAATAAAGATACACCAATAAATAAATGTAATAAAAGAATAGTAATAAAAGAAAATAACACAGAAGGTTTCTCAGACCTTTCTTAAAAAAAAGACCCAATCCCTGGGTCTAATAAATCCCCCAAAAATACGATAATATATAATATAAATAAATGTTATAATCCCAGTTTTTTTGTCATTAAAAGACTCTACTGTAAGTAGAATGTCTAATAATTACAATAATTATAGTTTTAACAGACAGTGTTGAAGGACATTCTTTTGAAACAAAAGGAATAAAAATGAAACAATTACCAAGTAATACAGTTGACTTAATAAAACAATTAGATTTATTATATCCAGATAAAATGGAAACAGAATATAAAAATGAATTTGAAAGAATTAAATTAGCAGGTGTAGTAGAACTTATAAGATATTTAAAAGCCCTACAAGAAAAAAAACCTATATTTAAAGATAAATAATATGAGAGAACTTTCTAAACAACTTATATTAGAACATAATATAACATTAGAACAATTTAAAGAATTACAGGATAATGGTAAAATAATTATTTTTAAAGAATATGAAGAAGGATTTTTATCATTTGTTAAAGACGAGCAATATGATATATTATTTTCCGTAGCTTTTAAAAATAATTATGGATACAGGTTGTGGAAAGATTTAATAACATATTTAGACAATAGTAAAAGAAATATATTTATGTCGTTTGGAGACAATCAAGATAGATTATTTAAAGCAGTAGAAAGAAGATATAAAAATAAATATAAAATAATTAATGAAAATTCATTAATATTAATAAAGGAATAAAAATGAAAACAGATTGGAATTTTGAACATAATGTATATCAAACAGGTGTAGAAGCAGTATTAGCAATATCAGCTTTAGCATCAGCAGGAGCAGGTGTATATTCAGCTACTCATAAACCAAAAATACCAGAAATAAAACCAATTGATACAACTGTAAATGTTCAAAACCAAACATCAGCACAAACATTAAAAGACCAAACAGTTTCTACACAAAATAAAAGACAAACAGCAAGAAAAGGTACTAAAAAATTACTTATACCATTAGAAGCTAAAAAAACAGGTTTAACAACAACAGGTGGAACTGGATTAAACATATAATTAAAAAAGGAAAATTATGAAAAATAAAATAAATGAAAATAATTTACAAACTTCTTATGGTTTAGCATTAGAACAATATAGCAATTTAGAAGGTAAAAGAAGAATATTAGAAAAAACTTGGGAAAAATGTAGTAAATTAACATTACCATATGTATTCCCAAAAATTGGAACAATTGAAACAACAGACCTTCCAACACCATATAATTCAATAGGTGCTTCTGCTGTAAATGTTTTATCAAGTAAATTATTACTTACTTTATTACCATTTACTAATACTTTTTTTAGACTATTACCATATGAAGAAGATATAAAAGATAATAGTGATGAATTAAATTTACAAATAGATAAAGAATTAACATCAGTAGAAAGACAAGTTGTATCATTGATTGATACAGAAGGTTTAAGAGTTCCATTATATGAAGCTTTAAAATATCTTATAATTACAGGAAATGTGTTAATATATAAAATACCTAACGGAACTTTTAAAGTATTTACACCTAAACAATATGTAGTTGAAAGAGACTATGCTGGAAACAATTTGAGAATAATTATCAAAGAAGAAATATCATTGAGTGTTTTACCAGATGAAATTAAAAATATGTATAATGAAAATAATAAAGAAAAACAAAAAAATGAAGTAGATATATATACAGTAATTGTTAGAACAGATACAGATAAATATATATCATATCAAGAAACAATGGATACAATTATACCAAATACTTTACAAAAATATAATAAAGAATTTTTACCTTATATTACATTAAGATGGACAACAGTTCCAAATGAAGATTATGGTAGAGGATTAGTAGAACAATATTTAGGAGACTTAATATCATTAGAAGGTTTAAGTAAAAGTATTGTAGAAGGTTCTGAATTAATGAGTAATGTAATATTCGGATTAAATCCTGGTAGTATGACTTCAATAGAAGATATAAATAATGCTTCAAATGGAGATGTTATATCTGGCAATTTTGATAAAGATATTACAGTTATGGAAGTTAATAAGAATTCTGATTTTAGTATTCCATTAAAACTTATGGAACAATTAGAAGCAAGATTATCAAAAGCTTTTCTATTAGTATCAGGTCAAATAAGAAATAGTGAAAGAACAACAGCAACAGAAGTAAGAGCAACAACAGCTGAATTAGAAGCTACATTAGGTGGAACATTTTCAGTATTAGCTTCTGATTTACAAATACCTTTAATAAATTTATTATTAAAAGAAATAAATCCAAAATTCACTAAAATAACACAACCTACTATTATAACAGGTGTTAGTGCTATTTCAAGAGAAAAAGATTATAACAACTTAAATACAATGCTTCAAACAGTGGCTCAATTAGGACCAGAAGCAATATCAACATATCTTAATATACCAGGTTATTTAACTTCGGTAGCAAATTCATTAGGTATGAATGCTGACGATATGATAAATAGTCCAGAAGAAATAACTGCTAAACAACAAGCACAAGCAGCTGCTCAACAAGCACAAGGTCAATTACCACAAGGTATAGACCCTAATCAACAACAACCACAATAACCATAACAATAAAAGGAATAAAAAATGGCAGAAGAACAAAAATCAACAATACTTTCAGACGAACAATTAAATAATGTAGTAGAAGGTAAAGAAATAAATGAAAACTTAGGTGAAGAAATAGTATTAGAATCTGATAAAAAAGAAGAAGAAGCTATTCCTGAAAAATATGCTGGAAAATCAGCAGAAGAAGTTTATAGACTTATGAAAATTGAAAATGATTATAAAAATAATCAAGAACAAGAAAATACAGAAGATAATCAAACACAAGAAAATAATAATACAGAAGAAGTTCCAGCAGACATTGTTAAAGAATATACTCAAAAACTTATTGACAATGGTGGAGACTTTACAGAAGAAGATTATACAAAACTTGCTGAAAAAGGTTATACAAAAGATTTCGTAGATAATTATAAAGCAGGTGTAGAACAAAAACAAAAGGAAGATATTAAAAACACTTTTATAGAAGCTTCTACAACACAAGAAGATTTTCAAAAAGCTGGAGAATGGGCTAGACAAAATTGGGATGAAACAAGAATTAATGAATTTAATGAAGCAATGAATGAAGCATATTCTTCAAACAATAAAGCAATACAAAAATCTTTAATCCGTTCTTTAACAGATAGTTTTAATACAGCTCCAAAAAAGGCTCAAACATTTCATGGTAAATCAGTAGCTGAAACAACTGTAAATGGTTATAAAACAAAATCAGACTATATCAAAGATGCAAATGATATAAGATACAAAAAAGATGCAAGTTATAGAAAAATAGTAGAACAAAAGTTTTTAAAAACTGATAGAAATAACTGGTAGTAATAATAAGGATACATAATGAGTATAGAAATTATATCTTTAATTTTAAGTGCTATAACAAGTTTTATATTCAAGATGTATTCAAACAGTCAAGAAGATAAACAAAACCAATTTAAAATGGCAATAGAATTAAACAAACAAAAAGAAGAAGCAACACAATCAGCAAGAAGTTTTCAACCTAATAGTTATGTTAGAAGATTTATTGCTGTATCATTCACTATAACATTTATATATTTAATGATATATCCAGATTCATTAACATATATAACAGAAGTACAAAAAAATAGTTATTTTTTTGGTTTAATAGGTGGTGGAAAAGAAGAAGTAACAAAACAAATAATGGGACCATTAATAACAAAAGACTTTACACAATTAGTATATATAATAATAGGTTATTACTTTGGCTCAAATTTAGGAAATAGGAAGTAATATGAAGGAAGTAGAAAATCGTGTGTTAGTTTTAGAAATAGCACAAACTAATACTAATAAAGAAATTGCTGAACTTAAAAATGAAACTAAAATTTTAAAAGAAGGTTTAGAAGCAATTAACGATAGTATTAAACAAGTTAGAAATGTTGTTATAGGAATAGCATTAACATTTGTTTTAATAAACACAGGTATAATTCAAGCTGTAAAAGTAGCATTATCGGCAGGTTTATAATTTATCTATATAATATAGTTATAGGTAAGTCTCAATACAGGTATAAGGATTTTATATTACTCCTTTTTTTCTTATACTTGTATTGAGCCTTATAATAACATTCTAAGGAATGTTCAAAAAGATAACTCTAATATTAGAAATAAATTATATAAATAAATTATGGTAGCTCCATATAAATATATATAAACAAACAAATAGTTGAAATCTATGGTTTCAAAAAATACTGAAAAAATTTTTCAGACAATCAAAAAACAAAAAAACAAATTAAGGAAAGTAAAATGAATTACAATACAACAAACCCAATCGGAACTGACGGTTTACAAGCAAACGACGACTTAGGATTAGAACTTTATACAGGTGAAGTTTTAGCAGCATTTGATATTATGAATGTAGCATTAGACACTGTAAAACGAAGAACAATATCTGGTGGAACTTCTGCACAATTTATCGTAACTGGTAAAGCAAACACAAGTGATGTATCAACACATACTCCAGGTACTGCTGTTACTTCAAAAATATTAAAAGTAAATGAAAGAACTATTACTATCACTGATAGAGAAGTATATTCAAACTTTGTAGATGATTTAGAACTTAAATTAGCTCAATACGAAATTCGTGGAGAAATGGCTAAACAAGCTGCTGAAGCATTATCAACTAAAATTGATAAACAAATTTTTACAGGTATCGAAGCATTCGTATCTACTGATGCTGGTGTAGCAGACCAAGATGCTGGAACAGTTATTACTGCTGATGTATCTGCTGCTATTACTAACGAAGCTAAAGGTGATGTATTAGTTGATAAATTATTTGAAGCACAAAGTGTATTAAATGGTAAAAATGTTCCAACTTCTGAAAGAATATTTATGACAACTTCTAAAAACTTTTATTACTTAGTTCAATCTTCTAAAGCAATTAATGTTGATTTCAACAGAGATGGTTTAATAGATAATGGTTCAATAGCTAATGGTGAAGTAGCAAAAGTAGCTGGTCTTCCAGTTAAATGGACTAATAACTTACCAGCAACTGGTACTAATGGATTTGAATTACACGGTATAGTTTATACTCCAGATGTATTCGGTGTTGTTACAGCAATGGATATTACTTCTGAAGCTAACTATATTCCTCAATCATTAGGTTATTTATTAACTTCTTACTATGCATTAGGTATGGGTGGATTAAACCCTGCATGTGGTGTAGTTATTACAGAAGAAGCATAGTCTTAGACTATAACAATATATAGTAATATATAGATTTATAGGGTTATCTTCGGATAGCCCTTTTAAGTTTAGATATAAACAAATTAAAACAAGGAATAAACAATGGCAAGCAGTATATTTGATAATGAAATAGAAAGAGGAAAATTAGGTATGATAAATATTTGTTTAAATGCTATTGGAGAAGTTCCATTAAGNNNTGGAACANATTTAGANAGTCTTCAACCAGGAACNGATAGTGCNATNGCANNNGCTATTATTACTAAAACAATGTTTGAAGTACAGAATGAAGGATATTATTTTAACACTGATAAAGGATTTACTTTTATACCAGATAGTGAAGATTTTATAGCAAAGCCTGCAAATCTTTTAAGAATTGACCCAGGAAAAACTAGAAATAGGTCTAGAATAATTATAAAGAATGGTAAGTTTTATAATTTAGATACACAAGATTTTAAATTTAAAGAAGAAATAAAAGCGGATGCAGTATGGTTAATAGATTATGATGAATTACCATTTTCAGCATTTAATTATATAGCATATAGAGCAGCTGTATTGTTTCAAGAAGCAACAATAGCTTCACCAGATTTAGGAAGAATA